AAATTGAAATGAAAAAAAATATATTGGCTGCGTGTATATCGCTTATCCTTTTTACCGCATTCATCGGCTGTAACAACGGTTTTTCCGGTACAAAGCCGCCGCTCGGAGGAACGGGCAATACTGCACAATTTATACCGGATGATATCGACGAAAAAAAATTCTCCGATATGTCTCTGAGCGATAAAGCGGAAATCCAAAGTTTATACGGCTGTTATTGGCCGGGCGGAGAAAAAATCCAATGCGCTGAAATCGGCGATAATACACTTGTTGTATATTCAATCGCTATGAGCTCCGGCTATGAAAACGTCCGTTGGGGGAAAGTTTCGGATATGTGGGTATGCTGTTCGTACGGTAAAGATGAGACCGATTATGAGCCGAAAGACAGAAGGGTTGTTTTAAAATTTATAAAAGACGGCAACAATTTAAAGGTTTGGCAATACGTTGCCCGAATGGGTCAGAAATGGGGACCGTTTACCAAAGGCAAAGATGTTGAAAAGATTGAAGATGGCGACAAAACCTATTACGTATACGATAAAAACGATTCCGCTTCTCATAAAATGACAAAGCCGATAGCCCAATGAGAGGTCTTATTATCATGGATGTTTTATAAATTAGGAGGATAAAATGATAAACAAACAAACAAACACGCACACGCACGAGGAAAAACCGAAAGAGGCAAAATCGACTTTAAAAGCCTATGACGATTTTAAAGGAGATACCATAGCGCTGGCAGCGTGGCTCGCTAAACGTTGGAATGACGCTAAGCGACATTATAATGTTGGCGCAATAGGCAATGTGGCGATATTAGGGAATGCTAAGATGAATCTCATCGAAGTTGCTAAGAACTACACGCAAGGAGAAATCGATTTAGCAATAAAAGGCGTGTTCATTCAGAAGCAGATTTACCCGCAATTCACACTATCTCCTGATAAAATGTTAGAGCCTGACCATTTTAGCACGTTTTATAATGCCGGACTAACAGATACCCAACTCTATACAGAAGTCCCACAGAAGGGACAGAAAGGTGGCAAATCGGGAGTGGTGCGTAATATTGGAGACCTGTAATTTAACTAACAACTAAAATCAAAAAAAGCAATGGCTAAAAATTTATTAGATGTAGATGTGGCAATGCGAAGATTGTCATATTTAGTAAAACGAAGGGGAAATATTGATGATAAAGAGGCGTATAACTCAGTTGTGAAGTTCTTGAGAACCACTCAGGAATATCAAACTGATAAATACCCCCTTTTGTCAAGGCTATTTTGTTATATATTTCTTGCGCGCTTCAGATTTGCACAACAAGAAGGTGAGAATATAACAGCGAATACTATCTTGGGACATATATACGAAGTTATACAGAAGCCTCTTGAATGGTGGATTGATGATATTGCTTTCGAGACTAAAATGCTTCGTTATGAGGTGGCGTATAAGGATTATGAACGGGGACTTCGTGAAGCAAAAAGGATAGCCGAAGCAAACAAAACACCCGCAGAGGAAAGCACAAGTTTGAAAGATGAATACCGTCCAGATGATATTGCGAGAGTTATCAAGGAGAGGGGAAAAATTATTGACGAGAAAATCAAAGACGCAATAACAGCACTTACTAAGGAATATAAACACGAGGATATAGAATATTTCATCAAATCAGAAATAACTAAACTGTCACTACTATGCCATTGAAATTAGAAGAAGTAAGAGAAGATATAGAGATTTCTCCCTTTGACGATTTGTGGTTTGCACGAGAATATGAAAGGGCATACATTCCTCTTGACAAACCCTTACCTCCGCCAGAAACTCTCATCAGCATTGGAGAACACCAATTTAAGGGGAATTATTATCCTACAACTGTAATGACAGCGGGGAGTTTTAGCGTGATAGCCGCGCCTTCGAAAAGCAAAAAAACGCTTTTCAAAACGCAACTTTGTGCAACCTATATTGGAGGTAATGCTTCTTATCGATTCCCAAACATACACTCACATCGTAGAGAAGATTATTATATCTTAGACTTTGACACCGAGCAATCTGAATACTATGCTCAGCGTACATTTAAATCTGTTGCTGATATAGTAGGCACAATATATCCTCAGTATTTAACATTCAAAATATGTCACCTATCTGCCGAAGAGCGTGTAGCGTTCATAGAGAAAGTATTGGAGCGATTTAAGGGGAAAGTCAAATTAGTGTTTATTGATGGTATAGCCGACTTGATGAACGATGTAAATAATCTTGAATGGAGTAACCAAATAGTGCATAAACTTATTAAATGGGCGGACGATTATAAGATACATATATGCACAATTATTCACGTAGCATATGGCGTTACCAAAGCCACTGGTCACTTAGGTAGTGCGGTAACTAAGAAGGCGGAGACTGTTTTCTTATTAAAAGTTGATGATAATGATAAAAACATCGTGGAAGTTCTCCCACAATATACACGTGGATACCCTTTTGATTCGTTTAAGTTTATGGTTGATAGTAATGATTTTACAATTTACTTTTATGATGAATTTACAGGGCAAATGGCTAAGCCTATGGGGAATATACCAAGAGAACCAATACAAGAGCGAAGTAATAATGCCATACCCGCAGCGTCGCCAAGTGAGGCATTTGGCAATGAACCTGATAACGGGGTGCTTTTTTAAAGATTTGAAACAATGAAAATCATAGACCTATTCAGCGGTATTGGTGGCTTTTCGCTCGGATTTCAGCGGGCAGGCTACCAATTTACCGAGCATTATTTCAGCGAAATAGATAAACACGCAATCGCAAACTATAAAAACAATTTTCCAAATGCAAAATATATCGGAGATATTACCTCTCTTCACGGAGGAGATTTTACAGGAATTGACATTATCACTTTCGGCTCGCCTTGCCAAGATTTCTCAATGGCTGGAAAACGTGCCGGACTCGCAGGCGCAAAGAGTAGCCTTATCGAGTACGCAATTGCCCTCATTGCTGACATCAGACCAAGTATTTTTATTTGGGAGAACGTTAAAGGAGCTTTCAGCTCCAATGCTGGCGCAGACTTTTGGGCGATTATCCAAGCGTTTGCCAACATTGGGGACTATCGACTTGAATGGCAATTGCTTAATACACGCTGGATTTTGCCCCAAAATAGAGAGCGGATTTACCTTGTCGGACATCTTGCAGGACGAAGTGAGTGCGGAGTATTTCCTATCACAGGAAATGACATCAAAGGGAGATTAAATACCCCGAAAGACACCCACATACAAGTAGGTACTTATCGCACACACAACGACGGCAAGGGATTTCGTGAAGTAAAAAGCAAAGTATCACCTACCATTCCTGCTCGCGCTCGACAAGATGGAAGCGGTATGCCTGTTATACAGATAAATCCTTCTAAAGAATCTGGAGGTAAGCAACCATACCAGCAAAATAGAGTATTTGACGAAAAAGGGATTAGTCCAGCTTTAACAAGACATAACAGCGACTACGCAATTAGTAGAATGCGTCGTCTCACAGAAATAGAATGTGAACGCCTGCAAGGATTTCCTGAGAATTGGACACAATACGGCAACTACAACGGCATAATAAAACCAATAGCCAAAACACAACGCTACAAGCTCATCGGTAATGCCGTAACTGTGGATATTGTAGAATTAATAGCAAAACGATTAAAAATTACAGAACAATGAAAAAACAATCACCAAAAGAACAAGAAGCAGTAGAATTATTCGAGTATGCTGCACGTAACCTTATCAAGGAGTTTTGCGACAAGCAAGACCTACAATTTGAATTCGACAATTACGATGTAGGCATAGGAATTATATGCTTATCGGATTACTTTTTCAATATTGAGGATATATACTTCGATATGAAGCACGACAAGCCGAAGGGCAAGATACTGCAATGGTACGACTATGTACTAATGAAAGAGTCCAACATCAATTACCGCTCCTACTGTATGGGAATGAGGGAAGAACTAAAAAAACAAAACAAATGAGCACTTTACATTTAACACTAAAAAAGCAGTGGTTTGATATGATACTATCAGGCGCAAAGACAGAAGAGTATCGAGAAATCAAACCCTATTGGACAAAGCGGTTTTATTCAAAGAAGTACCATTACATCACCTTCCGTAACGGATACGCCAACAATGCCCCTCAATTCACTATTGAGTTAAAAAGCATAACCCCAAGTACGAGAAAGCACGAGAAGGGCTGGTGATGAAGCTAATTGAAGTACATAAAGAATTTGGTAATAACATTAAACGATTTTATTAATGAAGAGCAGAAATAACAAAATATTAGCGTGCATAATAGCACCAATAGTGATATTCGTATTATTGTATCTGATGTTCGCTTTTATTTCAGCAGAATTTGATTTCAGAGAATGGGGGAGTCCTCCAAGAGGTGGACTAATTTTAATTTGGTTACCATTAACTGTGTTAGCAATAGGCATAATAATAGATACAGATTAACAACAAAAACGAGAGGCAAAGACATTTTTTTAGTTCTTTGTCTCTTTTTTTGTAAAAAAATATTATATGTAAAACATTGATTATATAATAGTTATGCTATTTTGTTACAGATATAACAAAATAAATGTAAAAAAGTACGCAAAAAAGTTGTACAATCAAAAAAGTTGCCGTATCTTTGTACCGTAAAATTAAAGCAAGAACAATTATTAACATTAAAGACTCAAAGAAAATGAAAGTTACAGTTAAAGACATCTACAACCAAGTATCTTACATCAACCCAAGTGTATCAACTATCAGCTCAATTGGTAGTTTTGTAGAAGAAATTAATCGCCAAGTTGCTAATTCTTTCAGAAGTAAATTAATGGCATACTTACCTACATCATCATTAGCTTACAAAATTATTTCTGAAAATTTAAAAGATTTTTTCAGTGAAAAGCAAATGTGGGTAATTGCTTACGAATTACAGAAGAATGCTGAATACGTCGCTAAGTTACAAGCAGAATTAGAAGATGAAGAAAGAAGAGCAGAAGCCAAAGTAGCAGCAAGCAAGGCTAAACTTAACGCTAACAAAGAAGCAAGTCAAGCAGTGTTAGACTTTGTTAAGTCAAACAAAAAACTTTTGAAAGATTATTACGCTTTTGTGAAAGCAAATAAAAAGTATTCTAAAGAGTACTACTCTAAGAAGTTCACCTTAGAGAGTGCAACCGAATTTGTAAATTTAAAATAAGTATTAACATTTAAAACATTTAGAACGATGAAATTAGAATTTTACACCACAAAGTGCTACACCTACATTGTAGCAGGTAATGTTTCTTTCAAAAAGAAAGAGCAAGGTTACCCACAAGTTAATGAAGTGCCTTATGAAAAGGTAGAGGTACAAAAATTCACCGAAAGACCATACTTTGTAACATTCATTGATGTAGAGGGTGAAATTACCAACGAAAATTTGAATGAAGCGTACACTAAATTCTGCAATTTCTGCAAGAGAAAACACGAAGCAAAGAAAATTCAGAATGAGAAAGAAGGGCAAGATTTAGAAGCTGATTTTCGCACTCTCGAAAATGAAATTAAAGAAGGTAAAGTATTCGAGGCTAATATAGATAATATCAGAAGGATATTGAAATACCTTAACTCTATGAATTGGGGGGTATGGCGATTACCCAATATGTCAGTAGGTTACAGTGCGCACCAATACGATGACAATGGGCGCAATGTTACCACAATTAGCCTTGATGAACCTATTAACTATTATGGCGAAATGGTTAGTAAATTCAAAATAGGGGGTAGTCGCAATTTCTTGCCTAAGTATCGCTTTATTAGATAAATTAAAAGCCCCTAACACTACATTAGGGGCTTACTTGTAAAATTAAAAACAATTCTAACGATTTAAACACCCTTAGAAATGAGGGGCAAAAATACAAAATAATATGGACAAAAACAAACTTTTTGAATTCAAAATGCCAAAATTCTTATTGGCATTACAACCAGAGCCTGAGCTTTTACCTAATAAATTTCACTTTATCTACTCACCTCTCTACTTATCTCTGATATTGGTAATTAGAGAGCGTACACAGCAGATAGTTCTTAACAGAGAGTTAAAGGATAAGCCTCAGAAGTTATATGTATTCAATGAATATGAGAAGTTCAAACTCATAATAATTCAAAATAACGTAATAGTAACAGGAGGGGAATTAGCCCCTGCTATTTCTGAAACACAATTCTTAGATGAAGCGTGGGAATGGTATAATACTAATATGATAACACAAGAATAATTATGACAGCACACGACAAAGTAATATACATCATTCAGCAATTGGAATTATCCGATAGCAAGGTAGCACTTGCGATAGGCAAAAGTAAATCGACTACCACACACAAGAGAATGAACCTAAGAGGGGCAAAATTCAGTGAACAAGAATTTACAAATCTTCGTGATTTCTATATCGAAAAACTCAGAAAAATAGAGATGTTATAAATATAACAAAATATTTTTCACCAACAAGACGGGCTTTTGCTCGTCTTTCTTGTTTTTAGACGTTTTGATATTCAAACGTTTGAATTTTTGCAAGTATTTTTATTTAGCTTAAAATACAAATAAGTGTCTGGTTACCAAATAATTATATCAAAAAATATTAGGAATTGTTTAATATGTTTTATACCTTTGCACTGAGAATTATTGAATAATTATGAAACTTCAAGAGAGTACACTTC